GGTCCAACTTTTTCTGATAAGGCTAATAAAGAATCTGCTAGTGCTCTTTCTTCGTTTGACAATTCATCATATAGTGGCTTTCCTTCCCACATATCTTCTTTAATCATTTTTGTATTCCAATACTTGGAAAAAAAGTGTCTGTTTGTTTATTAGTAAGTTGTTTTTTAATAATTTGATCTGAGCAACATTCTTCTAGTTCTTCTGATTTTTTAACTGGTACACAATTAGGAACCATCTTTCCACCTTTACCTGGCTTCATGCCACGTTGAACATAGCCATCCCAACATGGTGATTTTTTATCTACCTCTTCTTCATAAGAAGAAGCCATATGATCTGGACAATTTTGTGGACTTGGACAGTCCTCTAATGAATGTGGGTAGGACTGTGGAACATCTTCATTTGTAATAATACTTCCATCAACTTTTTTACTATCTGACTCAGCAGCATACAAGGCTCTTTGTTGATCAACTGCCTTTTTACGTGAAGGGTGGCATCCCTTAGTTCCACCTGGGCCTACAACAGCATAACCTTTGCAACCACCGTAGTTTCTTTTAATATCATAAGGCATAGTTAAATTATATCACCCTTCTTTTGACTTGTTTATCATGTTTTCTACGAAGAACCTTTTGTCATCTGGCAAGGCATCTTTGATTGCTACCGTCTCTGGCTTCAACATTACCATTGGAGTTCCATTTTTATCAAATGACATTTCTATCAAACCGTCACTCCACATTTCAAATGCTAACTGATTAACAAACTTAAAATGCTCTTCCCATAGTTCTGGCAATAGTTCTTCACATTCTGGGGTAATGTTGTATGTAAATTGATCTGATATAGAATCGTATCCAGTTATTTCTAAAGCACCTATTTCAATTAGTTTTGCTATTAAGTTATTATATTCTTCTTCAGTAGGATCTATCATATTAGTCTGTACCCCCCGCCAAAATCGTTAATCTTTCCTCTAATTTTTTCTTTAGGAAACCCAAAATCGTCATCATCATCATTAATAGTGTCTCTATCTACACCACCACGAGACCAGGTGTGTATATCTATTTCTTTCATCCTGTCCCTTTGAGCATGTACTATGGCATTATAAACTGATCCACACATAGCATCGGCTAAGTCCTTAGACTTTTTTCTTGGATGGTCAACCCTATTATTACTCATAATTCTTAACTCTAAAAGTTCTTCTAACAATATGTCAATATGTGGTGCAACCACTCTGTCTTCATAAATAAGCATAGATAAGTCTTCATAATGTTTTTTTGCAACAGACAGTGTTTCTGTTTTGATACCTACCTGTTTTAATTCTTGTTGAATATCAAAAGATTGCCAACGATCAAAAGTTACTAAGCCTAGATTAAATCCGCTTCTTCTTAAATCTATTATCCAATTTTTAACTTCACTTAAATCTACAGGACCTTCACGCTTTGGTTCCCACCAAGCAATTGCATCTACAACAACAAATGGAACTATCTGTTCATAGTTATTGAATGATTGAACGCTTACCCACTTATCTACGTGAGCAATAGATACAGCACACTTATCATGTTTTTGTGCAAGATCTGCATGAACAAAGTACTCAACGTCTTCTTTTGGTTTAAATGTTAAATCAAATCTTCTATTTCCATCAAGTGGATTCCTATTTGACAGTGCTCTCTCTACCTTTTCTCTTGACTTAAAGAAGGCATCAGATGAAACTGTTGGCATACAGGCAAAACGCATTAATGCATCAGAAGCATCTGTAAAGAATGCAATTTTAAAATCTTCAATCTTTCTAGTTGGATTCATTTCCCAAGTAGGTCTTCTTAGTGCAAACACTCCAGGAAATTTATATGACAATATAGAATCTTCTTCCCATTCTATTGTAAACTTATTAGAAGGGTCTTCTTCTGATAATAATGGGTTTATTACAAACTCATGATTTCTTATAATTGTTTCTTTTTCTGCAACAACATCTTCATATCTTTGTGATATAAAGTCTCCTTTAAATCTAGGAAAAGAAAGAAGTATTACCTTTCCGTAATCTGGAAAACGAGAGTCTACAGACCCTCTAAAGGCTTTATAAAGGTTATCTGCTGTCTTGCCTTGATCGTTGCCGCCAGCACCCTCCATTGCAAAGCCTGAAATTTCATCAAGAACTGCAAGCATTAAGTTAAGACCTTCTGCAGACTCTCGTTCAGAATGTCCTGAGTAAACAGTTATAGATTTATTAAATTCAATACTATCAATTTTTGGTTCTTTATATTTTCCAGCAAACCATGGCGATCCTTCAATTTTAGATTTAAAACCTTTAAAAAATACATTCTTTGCTTGTTGTGCGTTTACTGCAACGTTAATAAGATCTATTGCATCGTTTGATGGTTTGCCAAAATATCTTGATGGATCTTTAAGACATAAAAGTTTATAAACAAGGTAAGCACAACCAATGGTGGAGGTATGATCTTTGCCACTACCTTTTCCACACATAAGAATAACTTCTTGCTTAGTATATTTCTTATAGTGTTCTTCACCATCTTTTTTTCCCAACCATCTTTCGACATCTTCTTTTTTATAAATTTGACTCATACACTCTACAAGGGTATACTGATATTCAGATAATTCTGGCATATTTAAATAGTCTTTACTTCTTACAAAAGTTTTAACATCTACTGGCATCTCTTCAAATGGACTTTCATCTAACGCTTCTAGAAAGTCACTAAAGTCAATTGTCAATTACTACCACCTCTGTTTGTACTTCAGAAAGTTTACGCATAATCTCTTCACGTATTTCTGGATACTTTGTGGCTACCTCTTTCAATATATTAATTAAAATACCCTGTTTACGTTCCATTTCAATAATCTGTTCTGCAATTTCTTTATTATCTAACAATCCTGCCTTTTGTAACATTTCAAGTCTTTTACTTTCAATATCTGCTATCAGTTTGATAGCGGTTGTTTTTGCTGTAAGATTTGCAGTAGAGTCTGCAGCATCAATTACTTCATATGTTTTTTTAATTAAAGATGAATAGTGTTGGTCAGCACCTGCAAGTGCTTCTTTAGCACGTGCATGGATCGCTTGATTATTAGAAACCATAGAACGCCAGTCGTTTAATAAAGTTAGAACCTTTTGACGTGGTATATCTAGTTCTTTAGAAATTTGAGATGCGTCTAATCCCTTTAGGTACTCAGAGGCAACCTGATTAACTAAATCTAAATGTTTAACCAAATCATCATTCATTGTTTAATGTCCTTAATAATACTAAATAACCTATTAGATCTAGAATAGTATCTTCTGATGCATATTCTTTACCTTTATGTATTCTATTAAGTTTATCATCAATACGAATATAAATTTGTTCTTTTGGTGTAGATTTGCTAAATATATTAATAGGATGGCTATATGAACTACCATATGAAGTATTCTTATTAATAAGTAACTCTGCTATATCTAAACATTCATCCAATATCTTTCTACCCGCGGGTGCTTGAGTAGATATATCTCTAATAAACTTCATTCTATCTTCAAGTTGTTTTTCAAAATCTGGAATTTTATAATCTGCCATAATTACCTCTTTGACTTTCTAAGACCAAACTTGGCAAGATAAACGTATATAGTTTCAACAGAAGCACCACACTCTTTTGCAATTTGTTCTGGAGTTTTTTTATCAACTTGATACCTTTTCTTTAACCAGGCTTCGCTTGTATATAGTTTCATTCTATCACTACCCCTTACCCTTGTCAAGATTATGAGGCTGATCAACCAACTTATGCCAATTTTCTGCAGCGTACCAACCTATCGCTATTGAGTCAGCAACATCGTCATCATCAATCTCTAAGTCAAATTGTATATTAACTTTTTTAATTGTTCTTGCTTTTCTAAATTCTCTTTCTTTTGACTTATAAAATGAATAAGACTTTCCATCACCGTACAATTCTTTTATTGCAACCTTTTCTTCTTTTTTTAATCTTCCATTGCCAATCCAAGACTGCCAAGACACTGGTGAGCATGATACTATTGGTGCCCTGTGATACATTTGGCTTGCCCCAAGTATTGCACCTTGAACCAAAGATAGTGTTATCGCTGTATTTTGAGAGTTTGTGTAGATTGCTGACTCAATAACAATTGCATCTATGTCATAATCTTTTAAAAATGCTGAAACTTTTTTAGTAGCATCTCCTGTACGTTCATATACATGGTTTCCATAAAAATGAACCTTTCCATATTTTACTAAAGATCTTTCTTTAAATACAGAAAATGCCATAGAATTTGTTGAAGCATCTATTGCTAGTATTGTTTTTGGATTACCTATATATCTTAATTTACTTTTGCTCATAATCAAAAAATCCCTTTATCTCTTTTAAAAATCTTTCTACCTTTTTATTATTAATAAGGCAGGTATCACAAAAAGTATTGTCATTGTAAATACTTAGGTTTGTATTACATCCACCAGCACAAATTCTTTCTTTACCAATTCTTTCTTTTGACTTAGTAATTTTATAACGTTGTACAATCTTTTGTTTAGTTGCTTCGGTCCTGCACTTACCAGAGCAATAAATTTGATTTTTACTTTCGGTGTTAAATGAATTATCGCACCATTGGCAATGCTTTATCATTCAAGTTCTTTCCTTCTTTCAATCTTAATAACACCTTTATCTCTTGAATCACATACTTTTTCTATTGGGCAAGAGCCACATACTTTAGAATCTTTTCTATAACCTCTTTCTGGAAGTTGTTGTTCGTCAAATGCCTTCTTAACCTTACGCATCCAATCAAAAAAGTACTCAATAAAGTCAACATGTTTTTGTGTTGCAACAATAGGTATAACCAATATTTCATGAGTATTTTTATTTTCATAAACAATGGCACCGACTTGTTGTTTTAAAATTTTCATATAAATTAACAATTGCTCTATGTGATATGAACTTGCAGTGCCCTTGGCCTTATGGTACTCAAAGGCTTCATTCTTAGTTGTTTTTATTTCAAGTAAAACTAATTTATCTTCTAACTTAACCATTGCATCTGCATATCCAAATATTGGTGGATCTTGATTAATAATTTGTTGTTCTTTCCATTCTAAAATTCCTTGGGCTTCTAAAGCACCTTGAATTCTTTCGTGGCTAGAAGAACCTGTATTCATGTTTGCATAATTAATACCGTTATTTTTTTCTTCCCACTCATTTCCTTCAAAGGCTAAGTACCAATATCTAGCACAGTGTCCATTACCAAAAACTAATGTTGATGGACTAAATGTTTTCTTTTTTATAAAACCTGTTTTTGTAGATAGTTTAAGATGGCCTTCATGAATATGATCTGCAATCTTTGATAAATCCAAGGTTGGCTCTTGCTTCTTTACCATTTTTTTTACTAGTCCTTTTGTCATTAGAAGTTCCTCACGCTATATTTAAGTGCATCAACAAGTTTGTCCGTTGCTTCTCTAATTGCATAGTACATATTTTTCTTTGACCTATCGTCTTTTTTTACATGTGAGTACCATGCAGCCATCATTGCAAATTTTGCAGAGTAGGCTTGTAACTGAGTAATTAGCAGTGTTGCTTTTGCTGCTGGAACATCTGGATTTACTATCAATTTTGCAACAATGCCAAGAGTCTTTTCAAACTCTTCGTCTTGCATATATTCCGACATCTCGTTAAAAGATGTTAATTTATTCAATAACTCTACTGTAGGTTCCATTATCTATTCTCTCTTAGTTGTTCAAATACTTCCCACTCAATTATAGCAAGTCTTACCCTTTTGTGCCCAGAACCTAAGACTAACATCAATGCTGGACTTTTTGATCTATCAACATGCATCGTATCTGTTACAATTTTTGCCCATGAGTCTTGGCTAACAGAATATGATTTAGAATATTCTTTAACATCAACAACGAAATCTTCTAAGGATCCATCAGCCTTAACTGGCCCTCTACCTGAATTAATGTGTGGCTTGGCACCAATTCGTTTTAATTCTCCACGCTCACTCATTAATATCCTCTCTGTGGAAAAGTTACTTTAGACATGTGCTTTTTTGAACACATCCAAGTAAGATCTTTTGTTTCTACATACATTCTTGCTTTTGGAACTTCTTCTTTACATGTGTGACAAATAAATTTGCCTGGATATAAAGTGTATTTAATATTTGATTGTTGATTCAAGTTCTTTTAATTTCTCTGGGTTTTCTTTTAGGTATTCAATTACTTTTGCTCTACCCTGCAATCTTTCACCAAGAACTGTATACCAAGCACCACCTTTTTCAATAGTTCCTAGCAACTCTGCGGTATCTACAAGATCTGCTACTTTATCTACTCCGATGGTGTCTCCCTCAAAGTAAAAATCATATTCTCCAGCAAGGAATCCTGGCCCAGTCTTATTAAAGTCAATATGCCAATTAACTTTTCTTCCTACCTTGCCTTCTATAAGTTTATCTCCAACTGTTATCTTAGACTTTAAGGCATTGTTGTCTGAGTCACTAGACCATAGTTTAACCACTGTACTTGAGAAAAATTTAACTGCTAACCCACCTGTTGGCATATGAGAGGCATACATAGCACCAATGTTATTTCTTAATTGTGAAATCAAAACCAATAGTGTTTGACCATCTTGGTTATTTGCATAGTTAAGCATCTTTACAGCATTGGTCATATCTTTTGCTTCTGCACCAATCTGTTTTGTATTCTCTAATGCTTTTAATTCGTCAGAGTCTTTTTCAAAATATATAGCAGGCAACAATGCAGAGATAGAATCAACTACTATAATATCTATCTTTGCTTTCATTAATTGAGTAGCAACATCTACCATATCATTGATAGTTTTAGCAGCAGAATATACTAATTTATCTGTGTCTACACCAAGTTTTTTAGCCCAGTCAGGATCAAAAGATTGTTCTGCATCAATCCAAGCACAAAGTTTTCCTTCTTTTTGTGCTTCACCAATCATTTGCAAACAGAATGATGATTTGCCAGCAGATTTATTACCCCAAATCATAACCTGTCTTCCATATGCAAACCCACCCTTTAAAGCATTGTTTAAACTTATGCTTGGTGTCTTTTGTTTAATAACTTCTACATCTGTAGCGTTACTCAGTCTTTTTCTTAAACTAGGATCTAGTTGCGATAAGAACTCTTCTATTTGTATTGCCATTATTTAATTACCTCATTCAGTATTAAGGAGCCATCATCAGACTGACCAAATGCCATCCTGGTAGTTGTTCCTGGTTCACATTTCATATAACCCTCAGAAAATTGTCTAGGGAAAACTATAACTGGTTTCATTTCACGATCAGAGTTTGCAACAATCATGTGTGCCATCTTCTTTCCAGCCTTGGTTACTCTTGGTTTAAATGATAGCACATAATATTCTTCTCCGCTATATGGCAAAGATTTATAATTTAAAAACTTAACTAAACTGTTTGTAGGAAAGTTTTTTATTTCATCTATTATAATTGCTTCACTAATTCTATTTGCTCCAACTAAAAACAAATATGTTTTTCCTTGTTCTATCTTGGTCTCTTCTTCATCAAATACCCCGAGCATTCCAGTAGCATCCATTATTTCAATACGAGACCATCCAGTACCACGTTTAATATTTTTAACAACTCCCATTATAATAAATACACCCTGTTCATCAAAATCTTCAATGTCATCAATATATGCATAATAGTGAGGTGGAACGCTAGTTGTAAATTCAGGAAGGTTTAAATACTCATACAAGTTTTCTTTAACTACACTTTCTTGTCTTGGATTATCTGGAAAAGCAAGTCCACCTATAGCATTTAATGCTTGAACTGCTCTGCTATTAATTCCACTACCTTTTCTTGACGCTAAGGCACTAAACTCTTGATACGACTTGTATGGTCTTTTTGCAATTATTTTAGATGCAACTCCGTCTGAGATCCACTTGATAGATGACAGACCCATACGAATTCCTTTGCCTTCTATAGTAAAATCTGATTCTGATTCATTAACGTGTGGCAACTTAACAGATATACCCATTCTTTTTGCCTCAATTAAATATTCTGTTCTAGCATCCTTATCTTGTTCATTTTTTAATAAACAATACATAAATTCAATAGGATAGTAATATTTTAACCATGCTGTCCAATATGAAAGCATTGAATATGCTACTGCATGTGACTTATTAAAAGAGTATCCAGCGTGTGCTTCAAAGTCGTGCCATAATCCTTCTGCTTTAAATGGAGTAATGTGTTTTGATGCACCAACAACAAATCTATCCTTAAATTCATCAAATTCTTTTGCATCTTTTTTCTTACCAATAATTTTACGAACCTTGTCTGCTTCTGCCATAGTCATACCACCAAGGTGTACGCAAGCCTGCATAACCTGTTCTTGATATAAAACACATCCATAAGTATCATCTGTATATTCTTGCATGATAGGATGAATATATTCTGTTATGGCTTTACCATGCTTTCTTGAAAGATATAACTTTCCAATGGTATTCATAGCACCTGGTCTTACCAATGCATTTGATGCAGCGAGTTCGTTTAAATTGCTTACGCCCATCTTTACTAATAGGTTTGTATAAGGGGTTGCTTCGCACTGAAACACACCCTTTGTTCTTCCGTCTGAAAGCATTTCATAAACCCTTTTATCATTAAGATCTATATCATTCAATCTAATATCTATTTTATGTCTTTTCTTAATTGTTTTTATTGTTTCATCAATTACTGTTAAAGTTTTTAATCCAAGTACGTCTAATTTAATTAAACCAATATCTGCAGCCTCATTCATGTCTACGGCAACTACTGGAATTCTATCTTTTGTTCCTGGTGCAAGTCTGGTTTCCATTGGTGCGTATTTAAAAATAGAATCTTTTGCGGTAACAACACCAGCGGCATGAATTCCTGTTCCACGTATTCTACCTTTTAACTGCTCTCCATACTTAACCACTTCTGGATATTTTAATCTAAACCATTGTGCTGATTTACTTGAAGTAAAATCATCCCAATCATCAACTGTTTTTAAAACTTTATTAACATCAGATAATGGAATGTTGAATGCTCTAGAAACATCTCTAACAATTCCTTTTCCTCTAAACTCTAGGAATGTGGCGATAGAGGCAACGTTTTTATATTCATCTTCAAGATATCCTTTTACTTCGTCACGTCTATTGTCTGCAATATCAGAATCAATATCTGGAAAATCATTACGTTCTGGATTTACGAATCTAAAAAATAGTAACCCATGTTCAATAGGATCAACATCTGTAATTCCTAATGCATAACAAACTAAGGATCCAGCGGCTGACCCACGACCTGGCCCTACCAATATTCCCTGCTCTTTTGCCCAATTAAGCATGTTAGACACAATTAAAAAGTATGGTGCAAAATTTTTATCTTTAATAATTTCTAGTTCTTCTAATGATCTATTTATGTACTCAGGCATATCGTTAAGTTTTTTATCTATTAATCCTTTAATAACTAAATCTTCTAATGTTTTTTGTGGGTCACTAACTTTTGCAGGTAGTAAATCTAATCCAGATTTAATATCATATTCTTCTATCTTGTCTGCTATCTCTAATGAATTAGTATAAATGTCTTCTCTCTTTATACCCTGCATATTCATTTGTTGTTTCATTTCATCATATGAAAGAAGATGAATGTCGAATGTTCTAAATGACATTTGCCTGTCTGCACCATACAAATAGTCAAGACGCTTCATTGTGTCGTCTATTTTTTGAGACTTTTCAAACTTTGCTTCCTTGTCTAGTTTGGCATGTGTGTTTAAAAGAAGCATAATTTCTTGAACAACCTTTTGATCTACTGTAGAGTGATGACAATCTGGGGTAACCACAGATTTTATTTCCATGCTGTCTGCAATTTCAAGCAATTCAGTATTTAATTCTTTTGAATTATGTGGCATAACTTCTACATAAAAATCATCATTAAATGTATTCTTAA